CGCAAAATAGACATGGCCAATTTAAATTTGATAATTTGCCATGGTACAACTCTAAACACGAGGCCATTATTAGTTTTGTACGTGAGTATTATCACGAGGAGACCCTGATAGATTGGTTAAAATGGGAATTTAGATTTATACCTGAGGTTATGTTTATTCTGTCTATGGGTGTAGATGTGTTGGAACATTGGAGACAAATAGTACACTATTTAGAATATTTGTGTTCAAGTGATACCGCGCCTAAATCTGATGAATATTCTATATATACATGTATTGACCTTGCTATGGTACAAATTAACTTCTTGGAGGCCCTAAATGATTGATATTGATAAATTGATTATGGTAATGATATTAATATGTATAGACGTTTATGTATTATTGTTTTTTCGATTCGTGGCATGGTTAGCACTATGTACAAACTGAAATTCTATCTAGTAATATTCATACTATTCAACATGGTCCAAACGTGCTCATGTACATAAAATAAATTGAAAATAATCAATATTGACTATTGACACTAATGTAACACTATGATAATATGTATATATATCCAATAGAGGATATAAACAACCAAGGACAAAATTATGTTTACAGATACTTTCAAGTGTTGGTCTATCATGACTTTAACTTTAATCTTTGCTGCTTTCCCATATATTATATCACCAGCGCATAAAGCGTATCATATGTGTTTATTGTTTTGGGCCCTGCATTGTTTCATATCTGTTTTTGCTATGGTGGGAGGGTTTGATTTAGAAGAATAACATACTGCAATAGCAACACAATAACCCTTGGCTATATGGTCAGGGGTTTTTTGCGTCATGGTTCACCTGGATTTTTATGTTTTTTTTGATGTTGCAATCACAGCAAATGACACAAATACAGCATATTGCAAACACAGCAAAATATATACTGCACTTGCAACATCACCACCACCACTATATTATGCTACTATTACAGCATAGGTTACAAATTGTTGCAAAGACAGCATCCCATATATACATAAACCATATCAATCAAGGGGTAGAAATGAAAGGTACGAAAAGAGGAAGGCTAGAGGCCCCAAAAACTCTAATCTCTAGAAGTATTCGAAATCGTAATATTAACGGGTTACTTTGGGCTTTTATCACCCTAGCACACGAAGAAATCAAGATTCAAGGTCAGATAGAGACCTTTAGCGGGTCCGATATCCGCGACTTTGTAAAACTGTTACACACTCGAGAAGTTGAGAGTAAATTAGGTGATGATGCGAACGCAGCAATGTCCACGTTGCAACTGCAGCAATGGTTAGATGCTAGTGATGCAAAAGCAGCAAAGGCCAATGTTGCAAAAGTAACAAAATCCAAATGATGCATGTGCAGCATCCAGGATACATGATGCATGTGCAGCATATAAGCTTCTATGTTGCAAGTGCAGCATCCATACATATGCTGCGATTGCAACATCCCACATCCCAAGGGCCCAATGTTGCATGGCCAGCAATATCTAGGAAGTGTTGAGGGAGGGTAATCGAATGGTATCTAAACATAAGACCACATTGCTTTGTTGGTTTTGCAGCAATATCCAGTGTAGCGAATCGGTCGGGTTGCTACGTTTACAGCATGAACCCTTTCATGCTATAGTTGCAACATACCGAAACGATTTGTGGAACGGTGTTGCAGATACAGCACGGAGTATTCTATGATTGAACAAGTAAACAATATCTTTTCGGATCCCTTCGAGTTTATCAGTAGGTTAAACATAGTTGATAAGCGGGGTAAGGTGGTACCCTTAAGGCTTAATGCTGAACAAATAGAGATAATCAACGGTCTACAGATTGGTGATGATACCTTGATACTTAAGCCTAGACAAATAGGAAGTAGTACGGTTGTATGTGCTTACATGTTTTGGAAGGCCTACACAGCCACTACACCTTTAACATGTGTTATTTTGTCGTATAAAATTGCATCTAGTAAACACTTACTACACATACACAAACGATTCTATCAGTATCTCCCTGAAGTACTTAAAAGACCCTTGGATATAGACAATACTACAGAACTATCATTTAAGGGTGGTGGTCGTATTGTAGCCGCTGCAGCAACTCAAGCAGGTGGTTTGCGTAGTTATACGTGTTCTATGCTTCATATATCAGAGTATGCATTTGCAGAGAATCCAGAAGAACTTAAGGCCACTGCTATAAGTGCGTTGAATGATGGACAGTTAGTGATAGAGTCTACAGCAAACTATTACAACGATGCATTATGGAAAGAGATAAACAAATATCATACAGGAGAAGCACACTGGACATATCTATTCTTTCCTTGGTATATGCATAGTGAATACAGTATGGATGATATAGGCCTAGACCTATCAGACGAAGAAACTAAGTTACAAGTAAAGTACAGTTTAACCCTTGGTCAGATAGCATGGAGACGTGAAAAGATAAGTAAGTTAGGCTGGGAAAAGTTTGTACGTGAGTATCCGTTATCATTAGATGAAGCATATCGTATAAGTGGTAATACATACTTTACAGCCAAAGACTTTGAGCATGTGAACATAGTACAAGTACAGCCTACAGAGTGGACAACGTTTGACAATGTAAACCCAGATGATTCGTATGCGATAGGTGTAGATGTTAGTGGTGGTGTTGGTAGAGATTATGCAGTAGTATTTTGTGTATCTAGGATGACATTACAACCTGTGTGTATATTTAGAAGCAACATGGTAAGCCCAGTACAGTTGGCAGATTACATCTATGATATGAGTGTGACATACAACAATGCATTGGTATTGGTAGAGAGTAACAACTATGGATTGGCAACGATACAGGAGTTAAAGTACCAGGGTTTTCATAGGTTTTGGTTAGACCCACATACAGGTAAGGACTTCTTAACCACGGCTAGAACAAAGCCATTGTTGTTTGAGAATCTTAAGAAGGGTATCCAGACAGGTAGTATACATATGATAGACAATATTACTGTAACTGAGTTGCGTAGTATAACGGTAGATGAGAAAGGTATACTTAAGTTTGGTGATGATATGGATACTCACTGTGACAGTGCTATGGCCATGTCATTGGCGTATTGGTGTTTAAACAGTGTCAAGTTAAAGCAGAGTGCATATTTACCGGAGTGGATTATATCACGTAGAGCAGATAGGGTACAGCAATCAGGTGGAGTAAGTCCACAGTTGCATAGGAGGTATTGATGTTTTGTGATGTATGTGAGTGTGACCCATGTGACTGTGATTCAGAACCCAGGGCAATATTTTGTCCAGAGTGTGGAGACAAGCCTTGTAACTGTGGGAATCATAAGTTGGTACGTATGGGTGATATGATACAGTTGCAGTATGATGTAGGCGGTAAGTCGTTTAGTGTATATGTGCCACTTCACTTTGCTGACCAGTATCAACAGCTGTATAGTAATATTAGACTAATGGATGCAAACGGTAGTGTAATAGAGTATAGTGGTGGTGTTAGTAAAGGTAGTGGTGTTGGTGGTAAGGAGTAATCATGGCACGTAGTAATAAAGAGATTGTACATTTGATTCGTACTGTATTGGATGAGCACAATGATTTCTATGACCAACAGCGCACAGAGTTAAAGCGGTACAGAGATGTATACGAGAACAGGTTTTGGCAGTCAGAGTATATGGATGACACTATGGTCAGGGTAGAGACTGCTGATTGTTTTGGTTATGTAGAGGGTTTTATAGCAAGTTTGTTTAGTCGCAATCCTGCTGTAGTGGTTGCTAAGGATACGTCTATAATGGAAGGGAATCCATTAATGGCCCAAGAGGTAATCAATCGTTTTTTGTTTGACAAGCGTGAGCAGTTGGAGATAGCGAGTAGACTTGCTTTGATATATCCTTCTTCGTTTTTGAAGTTGTCACCCACGAGTAGTGAAGACATGTTGGAGAAGGTGTCTATACGTGCGATACCATGCTGGGAGATTATACGAGATTTGGATGCCAGCAGTTGGGATGAGCAGCGATACATGGCCCATACGTATTATTTGAGTGTACCGGAAGCCAAGCAGAAGTTTGGGAACAAGAAGTTTACAGCGATACCCAAGGTGGACTTTTTTACGCCCCAGGAAAAGTATACTGGAGTGAGTGAAGACTTGCCAGACGATTACTTGTACATACAGGTGGTAGAGTTCTATGACATGGCGTATGACATGTTGTACTTTTGGACACCCAACTACAGTGATGGTGAGTCATTGTTGGAGAAGTCACAGATACCGATTCGGACGTATGATGATAAGCCATTGAGTCCTATTTGTCCGTTGTACTATGCACGTAGACCAGAGAAGCCCATGCTGGGTATGAGTGCAGTTTGTCGTGTGTATGACCAGTTCTATGAAAAGAACATATTGCGTACATACTGGGCCAACTCGGTGCGTAGAGACAGTAGACAATACTTGTACAAAGAAGGTTCATTGGATGAGGAAGCATTGGCCAAGATTACAGCTGGTGTAGATGGTGCCATGATACCGGTAGACGAACCTGTATTGGATGGTGTTATACGTGCAGTGGGTGTAGAGCCATTGAGTGGTAACTTTGACAGATATTTAAACTACATTGAGCAGGACATTAACCGTGGCAGCATCTTGGCACCGTTTAGTCGAGGGGAAGCGACAAAAGCAACGGCTACTGAGGTGACTGCCCTTGCTCAATACAGTGCTAGTGAAATTGGTAAGTTGGCCCGTGAGCGTGACAATGCGATAGAGCAGTTGGCATTGGTGTATTTGCGTACGATTAGTTTGTTGACAGAAGACGATGAGCAAGCCGTGATTGAGGTTAACAACCTTCCAAAGGTAATAACTGTACAAGACTTGGATGCTAAGTTTCGTATAGTGGCCCTTGACCAGTCAAGTACTCCATTGTCAGAGGCCCTGAAGCGTAGCAACTTGGTTCAGTTGTTACCTGTACTAACTCAACTGGGTGTGCCTGCAGACAAGATTAAAGAAGAGATTGTACGTCTTTATGACTTACCAGAATCTTTCATGGAAACACCACCACCACTACCACAAGAACCACAAGGTCCACAAGGTATGGCTGGAGCACCAAACGAAACAGACATGAACACATTGGCTGGAGACATAGGGGCGCAAGGTGAAGCACCTACACAACAACTTGCACAAATGCTTGGTGGAGGTATATAATGCCAAGGTTCACTTATGGTTGTAAATTGTGTGACCGTGAACACACTATGATAGTTAAGTTCAGTGACCCAGACCCACAGGTTTGCGGTATGGACACTATTAATAGTGGTTGTGGTGGTGAGTTATACAAAATGCTTCGTGCTCTTCGTCCTCACAGTAGTTGGAATACAACTGGCAGATATGGTGTAAACGGATACTTTAGCAAAGCATTGGGCACACACGTTGAAAGCCCACAGAAAGAGCAAAAGATTATGGAGTCTAGAGGGTTTGTATGTGAAGCAGACCTGCCTAGAGATCGTTGGGATACAGCAGTAGAGACACAGAAAGAACGCGTATCTAACCAAGATAAAAATATAGAAACCTACACAGAAGCCTTAAAAAGTGGTAAAACAAAAGAAGAGGCTGTTTGTGCTGCATTTACAGCAAGCGATGCAGTCAGTGGCAAACTTGATGAAACATGGGGTAAGAAATGAATGAAGAAATGAACAAGCCATCTATGGAAATGGAAGTTGACATACAAGGTGCTGAGCAAGAAGACGAATCTATGTTTGGTGAAATGGCCCCTAGAGGCAGATTTACTGCAAAGGCATTGAACAACCTGGTTAAAGCAACCAACCGTTTGTTGCCATTGTTTGATCAAACACCTGACTATCCTACGTTTGAAAGTGACATAACAGAGTTTCCAACTGACTTTGTACGTGTATTGTCAATGTTTGAAGGTGCTGTTAGTGGTGCGATTGAAGAAGACATTATTGATGAAGAGATGGACTTTGACATGGGTGAAGTTACTGGCGACGAGAATGTTAACATGCTGGCCGGAAAGATTAACCGTTTAGTGAATGACCGTTCATTTAAAAAATACCTTAAGGGTATGTCCGATAGTGAAGGTGAAGCCACAGAGGGCGAAGAACTCGATGCTGACGAAGGTATGGAAGATATGGATGTAGACGCTTTATTTATGGAACGTATGTAATGCCTGCTCGTAAAACCAAAACTGGATACAAAGTTAAAAGCACCAAAAGAAAGTTGCCTATTAAAACGGCAGCCAAGAAACGTATGAAGGCTGTAAAAGCAAGACACAGTAGCAAGTCTAAAAAGAAAGGCTGCTCATGTAAAACCAAAAGGAGATAATATGTCTGAAGACACTACCTCAGTAGAGACTGTCGAAACCGTAGAAACCGTAGAAACACCCGATGCAGAAGTTGCTGATACTACAGAAGTAGACCCAAACGCAGACACTGTATCAATGACATTGGAAGAACTGTTGTCTATTGATGATTTGATGGATATACAACAAGACGACTTTGAAGAGTTTACGGATGATGCAAACCACAAAGGCATGAAACCATTACATGAATGGATGCAACACATACCTGAAGATGTACGCAAGCACGTTGCCAATATCCGTTCATCATACACAAGAAAGACGCAAGAAATAGCACAGATGCGCAAAGACCTAGACGCAGAACGACAAGCGTTGTTGGCCCAAGAAGAAATGGCAGTGAACAACCCATTTTTAAAGCAAGCTGAAGAAGTCTTAGCCAATGAAGAAGAGTATGACTTGTATACGCCAGAAGGCATGCAGGCAGAAATCAAACGTCAAGCCGCTCAAATGTTGCAAGAAATGATGCAGCCTGCACAGCAAGAAATACAAATGAAGCAACGCAAAATGCAGTTAGAACAGTTTAAGACTGAGAACCCAGAGTTGATGGATGATTCTTATAGGCTGCCAGTTGCACAGATGCTTCAAGAACGCCCAGAGTTAAAACTTGAGGATGCGTTTTACATTGTAAAGGCCAAAGTGGATGCAGGGCGATTAAAAGAAGAGCGGGCTCAGGTTGCACAACAGCGTTCAGAGCGTCGTCAAACGTTGCGCAAAACATCTACTGGTAAGTCTGTTACACCTTCTGGCACCCCTAAGTTTAGAGATGCTTGGGAAGCCTACCAATATCATAAAAGTCAAAACGCCAAAAAGTGAGGTAACACATGGCCAGAGGTAGACGTGATGTTCACAAGATTATTGTACACCATACCGCATCCCCGCAAGACACGACGGTTTCGCAGATTCGTGACTGGCACGTCAACGGCAATGGGTGGAGTGACATTGGCTATCATTATATTATTTTGGGTGATGGTACACTCGAAAGAGGTAGGTCAATAAACAAAACTGGGGCACATTGCAAGGGCCATAACAGAGGTTCTATTGGTATATGTGTAACTGGCAATACAAGTGAAGAACCACCCACCACTGCACAGGTGCAATCTTTACTAGGTACCTTAAACATGTTGCTAGAAGAACACAACATTACAAGGCAAGATGTCTACGGTCACCGAGATCTCGGTGCTACAGAATGCCCAGGTAACTGGCTTTATACAATTTTACAACAATACAAGCAGGGCTTGTGTTGACAATCCAACAACATAACTGTATTATATTATTGTTCGATGGACTTTATAAGCACCCTGACAACAGACATTCCGAGTGGAACACGTTTATAAGTGATACAAATAAATAAACTTTATTAGGTGATAAAATGGCTATTTCAAATGATTTGCTATCGTCGACCTTGTTCTCCATTCGTGATGGCGAAGTTGACGAACTATTTCAAAAAGTTGCATTCTTAGACAATGCAAAACGATACAACGGTATAGAATATGAAGATGGTGGTATTAAAATCCAACGTCCACTTTCTATTGCTGAACATTCTCAAATTACTAACCTTCCTACTGGTTACGAAGCTGTAAACTTGGCGATTAAAGATGTATTGCAACCTGCAATCTACAACTGGGCAGACTTTACTGCACCTATCGTGATTACCAAGAAAGAAGAACTTGAGAACCAAGGCGAGAAGGCAATTGTTAAAATTGTAGAAGCACGTATGCGCTCCGTTATGGGTATGCTTCGTCGTGAACTTAACAAGCAGATTCTTGTTGGGAACTCTACTATCTTAACTTCTGTAAACACTTTGAACGGTGCTGTTGCAGGCGGGTTCTTAGAATGTGAAAACAAAGGAGCAGCGGGATCACAAAACAATAGTGTTGGTGGTATCTCTAAGGCTACTTACAATACTACTAATGGTTGGCAGAATCAAATCTTTTCTGTTGGTGGTGGTGCTGCTGGAGCTTTTGGAACTGATGGTATCCGTGGTATGCAACAGTTGTCAATCGAAGCAAACAGTGTAACTCATATGGGTGAAACCAACTGTGTTCTTATGTCTGAAAAATGTATGGCAAACTATCGTCGTGCTTTGTTTGCACAAGAGCGATACATTAATGAGAAGACACTTGACGGTGGACGTATGCAGTTGGCCTTTGGTGGTGCGGTTGTAGAACAAGACCTTGAACTAGGTTTTAATGTAACTTCAGCAGACTTTGGTAAAACTGGAGCATTATCTGCTTACTTCCTTAACTTTGATGGAGTTAAGTTGTGTATGCATAAAGATGCTGACTTTGCTGTTTCACCATTCGAACACATTTCAGGAACTACTGCACGAGCTGCGCAATTGTATGTTAAGATGCAATTAATCGCTGACCATCTTGGTTCTTGTGGAATTCTTTTCGATGGCGACACTTTTTAAGGAGGTTATTATGGCTACTCAAAATATTATTCAATACTTGGAAACAGGCGTAGGCATCGAGGCTATGAACCGTCGACAAGTAGAAACATTCATTGCTTCTGAAGCTATTGCTGACAAAGAGGCTGTTGCATTTGATATTACAAAAACATCGGATGGTGACAAAATGATTCATGTTGTCAAGGGTGATTCAAATGATGCAGAACACACTGCATTTGTTGGTGTTGCGTTGGGCGCAGCCGCTATTGGTGAAACGGTAGATGTTTGCATTGCTGGTTTATGTCAAGTCAAAACTGATGGAAGTGTTACCAAAGGTTCGGCATTGTCATTATTTACAACTGCTGGTGAGTTGAAAAATTATGCCAACTCAGATGTATTGCCCCCTGTTGCATATGCTTGTGCTGATGACTCAGCAGATATTGCTACGGTTATTGTAATCAAGCAGTTCTAATCTGAATTTTCCTTGTTGTATACTCGAAGGGTGGGTGTTTACGCACCTGCCCTTTTTGTTTGGAGACATTATGGCCAACTTAAAAGCATTGCGTGAAAAGGTTAAGAATATTACCGACTATTCACCGGAACTACAACAGTTTAATGACCAACTAGATGAACTGATTAATGACGCATATTATTGTATCTGGACAATGAAGCGTTGGAACTTTGCCACTAAGTTAAGCACATTGCGTTTTCATGTAGACATTACTGCTACTACAGACTTGGAAAACACAGCGGCAACAGCAGTGAATATGAACATTACAAGGGGCCAACGCAAGGCCACATTAAGTGCGGCTATAGATAGGTTGCATGATCCAGATATATGGGAAGGTCAACCCATTGAGATTGATACTATGGAGTACACCATCTCCAAAATTATATCTCGTACAGAAATATTGATAGACAGGGCATATGAAGGTACAAGTTACAACGACTACACAGGTTGGAAGATTAAGAAGCGGTGGTACACGTTGCCAGAAGACTGCTTAGAACTGTTGTATCTGGGCCATAGAGATTACCCCTACGTATCTGTAACTGGCTCACAGAATCCATACGGCAAGTCAACAGCCATACTTCCTAGACGCGAAGAAGACTTAGACTTACGTGTAGATAGAGAAATGAGTTATGCAGAAGGATATATAACCAGTCCTTCAGTTATTATTAACCCTGCAGAAAAGATTGAACTTACAATCACTGAAGCTACAGGTAACTTCCCCAACGGTAAATCGTATGAGTTGTGTTGGGCCTTCCTGAAAGATGGAAAGATTGGTGCTTTGTCAGAACCTGCTGTGGTTACGTTTGATGCAAGCAACAAAGGTATTGGTGTAAAGTTTGTTTCTTGGGATGATGAAGTTATACAAGCGGATACATACAACGACAAAGACCAGGTTGCTTCTCAATGGGAAGGATACCGTAAGGTTGTATTGTGGAATAAGAACTTTGACAAAACTACCGCAGAGCGTCGAGGTTTGCCATGTTGGTTGTTTGTTACAGTGGGTGGTTCAAATAGAAATGAACTTAACTATTTGGATACGCTGATTGCTGAAGATACAGCCTCCTCTATAGATATATTGAATGTAAACCAGTTAGACAATGGGTCTAAGCGATACATAGAGATTGATGGTTTGCACCAACAGATTAGACCATATCCCAGAGTTAATGGGTATGACTTCGAAGTAGTACAGATTAAAAGTGGTGTTACCGTTACAACGTTCCATGACTATGTACGTGAAGGTGTCATCCGGTATCTAGAAAAGCCACAGGACTTACTGTTGTCTACAGATGTGCCCAAGATGCCATACGAGTTTCACCAGTTAATCGTATACAAAGCATTAGAAGACATATACTTAAAGTTGGGCCAACAAGGATTGGCAACCACGTATGAACGCAAGTATATGAAAGAAGTCAACAACCTGGCTAAACGATATGTAGACAAGATTGATCAACGTGTGCGACGCGGCCAATTTCATATGGCACATGGTAGACCGACATATGATGGAAGTACTTTGAGGAGACTGTCGTGAAATCACAACGTCTAAGTTCTTTTGTACCCTGTAATGGTGTCAATCAAGTATTGTCACCACAACTTGGAGATGCCTTTAAGGTTCTAAACTGTCGATATTCTCCAGAAGGTGGATGGATAGGCGATATTGGTTTTGAGTCATGGTGGAAAGCACCTGCAAGTTGGACAGTGAGTACTCCCATACTACAAGATTACTTTGGTGCTAAAGTAGACTCATGTTATCAATGGAAAAGACAAGGTACCAATGATGTTTACACGTTTGTTGAACAAAATGGAAAGCTTTATTATGTGCTTGGAAACAAAGGTCAGGGATCCACTTACACTGGAAATTTTTATGACGATGACCTTGTTGTTGTTGATAGTAATCGTTATGTGCCTAAATTGGGTGACATTGGCAGTCAATATATTAACCTTGGATCCCAACTACTTATTATCAACGGACGAGATAGGGCCATTCTTTTCAGTGGAGATAAGGTTTGGCGTGATTTTGGTTTTGTTATCTTTACTGGTACTGCGGATCCACAGGATGTAGACCCTAAATATATAGAAGGCGGTGAGTTGATTGCGCCTGCTATATACTTTGGTGAGAATACTGTATTTGGTCTTGGAGATGTCAAAGAAGGCGTTACATACGAATACGACTACAAGATATCGTTTATATCTGACTTGGGCGCAGAATCTCCCCTAAGCGGCATACAAAGCACAGATTGGTTCTTACCAGCAGACAGCGAAGAGTACAGGTATGGAGTGGCCTTAGATTTGCCTATTGGCCCAGAAGGTACTGTTGCTAGACGCATCTATCGTACAAAAGACATCAACAATAGTGGTGGTGTGTTGTATTATGTAAAGCAAATCAACGAAAACTCTAGTCGGTTCTATGTTGATGCATTACCAGATAGATACTTAGTTGATACAGCACCACCACTAACTGAAAGTGCGGCCATAAATTCAGATTACAAATATGGTGAAATCTGGGATAATAGACTATGGCTAGCCAAAGGTGACAGATTAATCTACAGTAAGTCTGGTATTTTTGAACAGTTTGGATTTGTAGACTACTTTACAGTACCAAGTTCATTTGGCGGTGACATTACTCAAGTACAAGCATTCTACAACAACCTTATTGTATTTAGAGAATCGGCTATTAATATTGTATCGTTTGGTGATGGTCAATACTTTATGTCTACCATTACAAGTACCATTGGTACTACTGCTCCAAACAGTGTGGTGGTGATTCCTCAGTTGGGTGTTGTGTTTATGAATGAACAGGGCATTTACATGTTAACTGGAGGATTGAATGGTGGTTCGAGTTTGGATGTACAAAAGATTAGTTCTGGTATTGATAAAGAACTCAGAAGACGAAATATGCCTTTACTGCATAAAACCGTAGCCGCATATAGTTCCAAAGAGCGCGAGGTGTGGATACATTATCCTACAGCAGACAGCACTGTTCCAGACACTGGTGCTGTTTTGCATCTAATACCACAAACGCCAATGTGGTCATTCAGACTAAATCAGACCAATGCTGAGTCTGGTTACTGGTCAGCCATAACCACTACTGTAGATGGGTACTTCTTGCTGGGTACTGCACCTGAATGGAACATAGCATTGGGTCAAACAACAAAAAAGTTTGGACCGCTTCAGGTTATGTCAAACAGTAATACATGGGGCCAACAAGCAAACATTACCGCCAGCGGTGCTATTAGTAGTACAGTTGCAATAACTGACCTTGCTAACCCAGGTCATGAATGGCAATCTGAGTGGTATGCATATCAAAACAACTCAGTAAAAATTCGATATTACAGTGTTGAACTGCGTATACTATCTTTTGGTGACAATGAATTCGACTTTTACTATTCTACTGACTATGCGTTTGAAGAAACAACTACTTCTAAGCAAAAACAAGCCAAATCAGAAACAGTGTTCACGTCAAAAGAAGATGCTGTTTTTGGTGCAGCGGATGCTTCTGTAACCAAAGTTCCCTTTAAGGTGAGCCAGAGTGTGCTAAGAGTAGGAAGGTTGATTACATTGCGCTATGACGTGAACACACAACTTGTAGACCAATTTAAGTTTGGTATTCGGACAACAAATGAGCAGCAGTTCCACCTATTGTCCTTTAACTTGTTGTCAGACTACGTGGCCATGCCTTCACTAAATCAATCTACACGTTTACAGAAGGGTCAATCACGATGAAAACCTATACTCAACACGGCCAGAAACGATTTGATCAAGTTAAGCCTGATAGCATTAACGACAATACAAAAGAAACTATTGGGGTATACAATGGTCGGATGGATGGTCAGAATGTACCAGTGGCCAGTATAGACAATACAAAGTTTATACCATGTGATGTAACCAGCAACAGTACGTCAGACTTGTATGCATTTGCCTGGACAGGTCAAACACAGGACTACTACTTTATAAGACGCTGGCAAGACCTAGAGGAAACTGCAGACGGGATACACAAACCATTGATATATTTTAACTTACAGTCTGATGATTGGTCAAGTGGCTGGAACAACTTAACAGAAATAGACAGTACATTTGCTGGGTTTATTTTAAATTTAAACAGTCAGTCCGGAACCCTTAACGGATGTTTTGACATAAACTTTCGTCATGGTGTTGATATCAGACAGCCGCTTGCTGATGTTGTTACTATTGGTATAGATTGGTGGACGCGCTGGGGGTTGTTTTGCAATGATGTATTGATTGCAGAATCTGGTCGTGTGTACCCACGTTTGGAAAGCCTTAGTATTCCATTTAGTATTTCAGTTGGTACACAGCCAATAAAACTAGAGTTAAAATGGCAAACTGTTAATATGAATCCAGACCCAACGTTTGGGGTTACTGGAACAATATTTAGTAAACTTGAAATATATGGTGCTTCTATATGGGCATGTAATACAAAGAGGTAACTATGGCACTTGTAGGCAATCAATATTTCGATGACGGTAGCAAGCCAACTGCGGCACAACTTAACACTGTATACAATAGTGTTGCTGGTGGTGGTATATCAGATGACAATGCACAGGTGGACTGGGCAAACAGAGCACACTTTAGTGCTTCAAATCGTATTGTTAAGTTCAACACTTTTGACTATGATGGACAAACAGACTGGTCTACTTCTAGCACCACATAC